TCTGTTTTTTCTAGTATTACATCTACAGGTGGGGGATGTGGTAATGCGTATCCAAGCCCCGGAGCAGACGGTGGCTCTGGTGGTGGCGGGGGTGGTGGTACACCATTGAAAGCAGGCGGCGCGGCATCTCCAAGTGGTCAGGGATATGCAGGAGGTTCGGGGTTCTTAAATACCGCCAGAGCAGGCGGCGGCGGGGGCGGTGCAGGGAGTGTGGGTATAGATGCTGTTGCGAGTTCAACCCCAGCGCAGTGTGGTCATGGTGGCACTGGGCAAGTATCTAGTATTGATGGTGCTCGTAAGCTATACGCAGGTGGTGGTGGTGGGGGTGGTAATGATACTGCTGCTGCTGTCACACCCGGTATCGGATGTGCAGGGGGTGGTAATGGTGGAAACAATGGGCTTACAGCTACTGCCGCAGTAGCAAATACAGGTTCTGGTGGTGGTGGGGCAGGTACAACTTCGACTGGAGCCGCTGGCGGCTCAGGCATAGTAATAATCCGCTACCCTGCAACACAGTCCCCACCAGCATCATTTGGCGGTGCAAACACACCACAGGTTTTATACTCAGACGGTTATCAGATTTACATCTGGACTGCATCGGGTACTGTTACTTTTTAAGAGGAGATAGGAATGGCACATTTTGCTAAGGTAGAAAACGGAATTGTTACATCAGTCATCGTGATTGACCAAGAAACCCTTAATCTGGGTCATTGGGGCGACCCAGCTTTGTGGGTTCAGACCTCATACAACACTTCTGGTGGGCAGCACCCTGAAGGCAGACCGCTGCGTAAGAACTACGCAGGCATTGGTTATTTGTATGACGGTATAGGTTTCTACGCCCCATCACCATACCCATCGTGGACTAAAGACGAGGCAACCTATCAATGGTCTGCACCTACCCCTATGCCCGTAGTTGAAGGCAAGATGTTTAACTGGGATGAGCCTACGCTTGCATGGGTTGAGCGAGTTGTAGCAGAGGTATAACCAATGGCTCAGTATTCCGGGATGTGGACACTCTCACAGGTGTCCCAAGCAGTCAAAGACCAGAACTGGACGGGGATAGCACCACCAAATATTGAGTATTTGATTGTTGCCGGGGGCGGGGGTGGGGCTGGTGGAGGTGCTGGGCCGGGAGGTGGCGGTGCTGGTGGACTACTTGCTGGTTTTAGCGGCGCTACTGCGGGTACTCAAATCTGGGTAACTATTGGGGCTGGCGGGGCTGGTGGCGGTAATCAAGTCAGCGGTGTTGTTGGGTATAACTCGGTCTTGGTAGCAACTAGTAATGGTGCGTACACAGGTAACATTGTTGCTATTGGTGGAGGCGGTGGTGGTGCATATAACGGCACGGCGGCAACATCCGGCGGGTCTGGTGGTGGCGGTCAAAGTGTTGGGGCTACAAATAGTCCAAGCGGTTCTGGCACATCTGGTCAAGGTAACGCTGGCGGTTCAGGTGCTGGTACTGCTTCTATTTCCGCAGGCGGTGGCGGTGGCGGTGCTGGAACTGTTGGATTAAGCATAAGTGCATCAGCGTCAACAGGCGGGGCTGGAATTGCTTGTGGCATTAACGGTGTATCTCCAATTCCCGTTTACGCTGGTGGTGGTGGTGCGGTTCAAGATAACCCCGGATTAGGCGGTGCAGGAGGTGTTGGTGGGGGCGGCGCTGGAAGCTACAGTTCTAGCGGAACGGCTGGAACTGCTAATACAGGCGGTGGCGGGGGTGCGGGTAGAGCAAGTCCATATGGCGCAGCAGGCGGCTCAGGCATAGTAATCATCCGCTATCCCACGATATATAAAGACGCAGCATCCACCACAAGTTCGCCAGTTAAGACCACGGTTGGTGGGTTTACGATTTACACCTTCACAGCCAGCGGGTCAATCACTTTCTAACCATGTGCAACGGCAACTGCAACCAAGGACGCAACTGCAACTGCCGTAAGCCGACAGACTGGATAGCTTTTTTTAAAAGGCTCTTGTGGAAACTCAAAATCTAATCAACCTTGGCCTTGCCGGGTCCGCAAGCGTTTTGGGTTGGTTCGCCAGAGAGTTGTGGTCGGCGGTAAAGGAACTGAAGGCAGACATAGCCAAGCTGCCACGGTACTACGTCCAGCGCGAGGACTACCGCGAGGACACACGGGAAATTAAGGAGATGCTAGGTAAAATATTTGATAAACTAGACATGAAACAAGACAAGTGATATAGTCACCCGCACTGGCACGGACTGCCTGGGATTCTTAGGAATCGGATATGGACGAAGAAGTAGTAGCGGAAGTCACTCCCGCGCCAGAACAGGTTGCAACGGCTGCTCCTGAACCTGAGGTAACACCGCCGGTAGCCGTAAAGACTTTCTCGCAAGAGGAGTTTGAGGCTGAGATAGGTAAGCGGCTTGCAAGACAGCAGCGAAAGTGGGAGAGGGAACAACAGGTTGTGGCACCGCCACCGCCCGCGCAAGACCCGAAGCCCGAGCAGTTTGAGTCTACTGAATCGTATGCCGATGCGTTGGCGTACAGGAAGGCAGAACAACTACTCGCGCAGCGGGAACAGCAACGGCAGCAGTCTGAAGTTCTTAGCGCGTATCACGACAGAGAAGAAGACGCCAGGACTAAGTACGATGACTTTCAACAAGTCGCGTACAACCCGGCGCTCAGAATCACTGATGTGATGGCGCAGGCGATTCAGTTTTCGGATCAAGGGCCGGATGTAGCTTACTACCTCGGCCAGAACCCGAAAGAAGCGGATCGTATTTCTCGGCTGACGCCTTTAGTGCAGGCCAAGGAGATTGGTAAATTAGAAGCCAAATTGGCTTCTGACCCAATCGTTAAGAAAACGTCAAGCGCCCCAGCGCCTATTGCACCTGTCAAAGCACCCAGCAGTGGTAGCCCCACATACGATACAACTGACCCGCGCTCAATGAAAATGAGCACATCAGACTGGATCGCCGCTGATCGCAAACGACAGATCAAGAACGCTGAAGCAAGACTTCGCTAACTACTTTTTTTAAGGAAATACCGTGTCAAATAGCATTCTTACCATTGACATGATTACGCGAAAGGCTCTGGAAATTCTGGAGAACAACCTCGTAATCACCCGTAATGTCAACCGCCAGTACGATGACAGCTTCGCTGTCGAAGGTGCCAAGATTGGTTCTACGCTGCGTATCCGCTTGCCGGATCGTGCGCTGGTGACCGATGGTGCAGCCCTGCAAGTTCAAGATGACAACGAGCAGTACACGACCCTGACTGTGGCTTCGCAAAAGCACATCGGCGTGAACTTTACTTCTGCCGAATTGACCATGCAGTTGGATGACTTCGCAGAGCGGGTTCTCAAACCCCGTATCTCGCAGTTGGCCTCTAGCATCGACAATGACGTTGCAAGTGCTTACAAGAGCATTTACTCGTCGGTTGGTACTCCTGGCACCACGCCGTCCACCTCGCTGGTTCTGCTGCAAGGCAACCAGAAGCTGAACGAGTACGCTTCGCCGATGAATGATCGTTACGCCACGGTTAACCCCGCAGCTAACGCCAACTTGGTCGAAGGCATGAAGGGCTTCTTCAACCCAACCTCCACTATTAGCCGCCAGTTCACTGCCGGTATGATGGGTACGGGCGTGCTGGGCTACGATGAAGTCAATATGTCGCAGTCCATCGTGAACCATACGACTGGTACGACTCCTACTTTGCCAATTGTGGTTTCGACCATGACCGTACAAGGTTCGACCTCGTTGCCAATCAGCTTCTCTAGCGGGTCTCCGACCTTCCGGGTTGGCGATGTGTTCACGATTGCCAATGTCTACAGTGTTAACCCGCAGACTCGTCAGTCTACTGGTTCGCTGCAACAGTTTGTGGTTACCACGAACTTGGACATCAGTTCTACGACCACTGGCACTCTGACCATCTCCCCGGCTATCTACACGTCTACCAATGCGTTGGCTACTGTAGATTCGTTCCCGGTTGCGTCTGCTGCTCTGACGTTCCTTGGTGGCTCTGCTACCAGCTACCCGCAGAACCTGATCTACCACAAGAACGCTATCACGTTCGCCACGGCTGATCTGTTGCTGCCACAAGGTGTTGACATGGCTTCGCGTCAAGTCCACAACGGCATTTCAATGCGTATTGTTCGCCAGTACGACATCAACAATGACCGCCTGCCTTGCCGTATTGACGTCTTGTACGGGTACAGTGTCATTCGCGCTCCAATGGCCGTTCGGCTCTGGGGTTAAATCGTAACTTTTTAAGGAAAATATCATGGCTATTCCTAATGGAGCGGGTGGGTATCAGGTAGGTGACGGCAACCTAACTGAAGTTCAGATTGATGTGCAAAACACCCCGACATCAAAAGCGGCGGCGGCTACTTTGACGGCGGCTGAACTAACGGGCGGCATTGTTCAATACACTGGCTCTAGCGCGTCATTGACTTTGCCTACTGTGGCTGATCTTGAGGCGGTGGTTTCCAGCGCCAAAAATAACAGCGCATTTAATGTTAATTTTATCAACACTGGTGCAGGCACTCTTACCATTGCGGTAGGAACTGGCTGGACTTTGGTTGGTACGGTTACTTCCGCGACTCTTACGTCTGCTGCTTGGCGCGCCCGTAAAACGGGCGATCTGGCCTGGACTTTGTACCGCGTAGCCTAAAAAATATGGGGGGCTAACTACCCCCCGTTTCTATATGGTCATATATCTCAAGCACCCCACGCATGGGGTCAAGGTCGCTATAGCGGAAGCAGAGGCCGAAGCCGATGAAAAAAACGGCTGGGTGCGTTACAATTTAGAAGCGCCGGTAAACGAATTGGAAGTGAAGCGCCGTAGGCGTCAATCTGAGGGATAGCAAACATGGCTACAACTGCCAATGACCAAATCAACGGGGCGCTGCGCCTCATCGGGCAGTTGGCAGAGGGCGAGACTCCATCAGCCGCGACCTCCCAGGATGCGCTGATTGCGCTCAATCAGATGATCGATTCTTGGAACACAGAGCGGTTGTCGGTCTTTTCTACGCAAGATCAAATCTTTAGCTGGCCCCCAAATGTAATCTCTCGTACACTTGGCCCTACTGGTGACTTTGTAGGAAACAGGCCAATCTTGTTGGATGACTCAACCTACTTCCGCGACCCATCCAGCGGGATTAGCTTTGGCATCAAGATCATCAATCAGCAGCAGTACAACGGTATTGCGGTGAAGACCGTAACCAGCACCTACCCGCAGGTGATCTGGATCAACATGAGTTACCCAGACATTGAAATGTATGTCTACCCGGTGCCGACTAAGGTGCTGGAATGGCACTTTGTCTCGGTGGAGGAACTCACGCAACCAGCCACGCTGGCGACTAACTTGGCCTTCCCACCAGGCTACCTACGGGCGTTTAGGTTCAATCTGGCCTGCGAAGTTGCTGCTGAGTTTGGCGTTGAGCCGCCGCCGCAAGTCAAGCGCATTGCAATGTCGGCCAAGCGTAACATCAAGCGCATCAACAACCCTGATGACATCATGTCGCTGCCGTACTCTATCGTAGGCACCCGGCAGCGGTTCAACATCTTCGCGGGCAACTATTGATGAAAACGCAGATTCTGGGCAGCAGCTATGTGGCCCGCAGCACCAACGCTGCGGACAACCGCATGGTCAACCTGTTCCCAGAGGCCACGCCAGAGGGCGGGAAAGAGGCTGGGTTCCTATCCCGCTGCCCCGGCTTGAGCCTGCTTGCCACTATTGGCGACGGCCCTGTTCGCGGCCTGTGGACGTTCAACGGTCTGGGCTATGTGGTCTCGGGTCAGGGTCTGTACGAGATTGGCCCTAACTGGGCCTCGACCTACCTCGGCACGGTGTCCGGCACCGGCCCGGTCAGTATGGCCGACAATGGAACGCAATTGTTTGTAGCCTGTAACCCGGAAAGCTACATCTACAACTCGTCCACCTACGTCTTCGCGCAGATCACTGACCCAGACTTTCCCGGCGCGGTGACGGTTTGCTATCTGGACGGTTATTTTGTATTCAACGAACCAAACAGTCAGCGCATTTGGATCACTTCGCTGCTGGACGGTACGGCAGTTGACCCGCTGGACTTTGCCAGCGCCGAGGGATCACCAGATGGCGTAGTTTCGATCATTGCTGACCACCGCGAGGTCTGGCTGTTTGGCACCAATAGCGTAGAGGTCTGGTACGACTCTGGCGCTACTGACTTCCCGCTGACACGCATCCAAGGAGCCTACAACGAGATTGGCTGTGCTGCGGCGTACTCGGTAGCCAAACTGGACAACGGCCTGTTCTGGCTAGGTTCTGATGCCCGTGGGCGCGGTATTGTCTACCGGGCCAATGGCTACACAGGGGCGCGGGTTAGCACGCACGCTATTGAG